GACAAGTATCAGCACGTTTGGCAGGGCAGCTACCTGACAAACAGCAGCGCCAGGGTGTTTAAGAACTGGAAGATCGACGAGTTTGATGCACCACCAGACGCTATCCACCGGCTGGGCGCTGACTGGGGATTTGCGATTGACCCGACAACCCTGGTGCGCTGTCACATCATTGGCCGCACGCTCTATATTGATCACGAGGCCTACATGGTTGGCTGCGAGATTGTGAACACGCCAGAGTTGTTTATGCAGGTTCCAGAGGCCGAGAAATGGCCAATCGTCGCAGATTCAGCCAGGCCCGAGACAATCAGCCATATGAGAAAGAACGGCTTTCCCAAGATCATGACGGCAGTAAAAGGCCCGAAATCAGTGGAAGAAGGCATAGAGTTCCTGAAGGGGTACGACATTGTTGTTCATCCCCGCTGCACGCACACAATTGACGAACTCAGCCTTTACAGTTACAAGCAAGACCCGCTGACGGCTAAAATCCTGCCGATACTGGAAGACAAGAAGAATCACGTTATTGATGCCCTGCGGTATGCTTGCGAGGGAATCAGACGGGCAATTGTTGTCAAGCCGCAGACTTTCGTGCCATTGCCGACTATGCACAAATGGTAGAAAATCGGACAACCAAGGATAAACATGGCCAGAATTTCCGAAGATCAACGCCTTGCCAATCTGCACGCTGAAGCACTGCGGCAGTTCAACGACATCCAAACTGCGTTGAGGGATGAGAGGCTGCAATGCCTGCAAGACCGGCGTTTCTACTCACTTTGTGGCGCTCAGTGGGAAGGACCGCTGTATGACCAGTATGAAAACAAGCCCAAATTCGAAGTAAACAAAATCATGTTGGCGGTCATTCGGATCGTCAACGAGTATCGTAACAACAGGATTACAGTCGATTATGTAAGCAAAGACGGCTCAGAGAACGACAAGCTGGCCGAAGTCTGCGACGGACTGTATCGTGCTGATGAGCAGGCATCCGTGGCCGATGAAGCCTACGACAATGCTTTTGAGGAGGCCGTCGGAGGCGGCATTGGGGCATGGCGCCTGCGGACAGTCTATGAAGACGAGGAAGACGACGAGAACGATAGGCAGCGCATCCGTATTGAGCCAATCTACGATGCCGATAGCTCAGTATTTTTTGACCTGAACGCCAAGCGCCAGGACAAGTCAGACGCCAAGTTTTGTTTTGTGGTCACCAGCATGACCCGCGACAGCTACAAGGAAATCTACAACGACGACCCGACAGACTGGCCGAAGATCATCCACCAGTACGAGTTTGATTGGGCAACGCCGGATATTGTTTTTGTTGCTGAGTATTACAAGATTGAGGAAAAGGCTGAGACCATCCGCATCTTTGAGGCTATCGACGGCACGGAAGAGCGTTACAGCCAGACCGATTTTGAGGATGATGAGACCCTGGAAGAAACCCTGATGGCAATCGGTAGCCGCGAGGTACGCCAAAAGCGCGTCAAGCGGATGCGCGTTCGCAAATACATCATGAGCGGCGGCAAGGTGCTGGAAGACGCTGGTTACATTGCCGGCAAGTGCATCCCCATCGTCGTTGTCTACGGCAAGCGCTGGTTTGTGGATAACGTCGAAAGGTGCATGGGTGCGGTTCGCCTGGCTAAAGATGCCCAACGCCTGAAGAATATGCAGCTGTCTAAGCTGGGTGAAATCTCGGCACTGTCCAGCATTGAGAAGCCAATCATGACGCCAGAGCAGGTTGCCGGCCATCAAGTGATGTGGGCAGAGGACAATCTGCGGGACTATCCTTACCTACTGGTCAACCCGATCACAGGCGCTGATGGAGCGCAAACAATCAGTGGGCCGGTTGCCTACACCCGATCAGCAGCAATCCCCCCGGCAATGGCAGAATTGCTTCGGATCACTGAAACCGATATGCAGGACATTCTGGGCAACCCCCAGGGCGCTGACAAGATGGTTTCGGGAATGTCTGGCAAAGCGGTGGAGATGATCCAGACCCGTGTTGATATGCAGACGTTCATCTACATGAGCAACTTCAGCAAGGGCATGAAACGCTGCGGCGAGATCTGGCTATCAATCGCACGTGAAATTTACACCGAAGACAAGCGCAAAATGAAGACGATTGCGTCGACTGGTGAGGCCGGCACGGTGGAACTGATGCAGCCAATGATCGACCAAGAGACTGGCGCGATGAAGATGAGCAACGACTTGAGCGAAGCCACCTTTGATGTGATTGCAGAAGTTGGACCGTCGTCCAGCAGCAAACGCGCAGCCACAGTACGGGCGCTAACGGGAATGCTCCAACTTACCCAAGATCCAGAAACGCAGCAGGTCATTACGGCAATGGCAATGATGAACATGGAGGGCGAAGGTTTGAGCGACACCAATGCTTACTTCAGGAAGAAGCTGCTGCGAATGGGCGTGGTCAAGCCGACTGATGCCGAGGCTGAGGAAATGATGGCCGAAATGCAAGGCCAACCGCAAGACCCGAACACAATGTATCTGCAAGCTGCGGCAGAGGAAGCAACAGCCAAAGCAGCTAAGGCCAGGGCAGACACGGTAGAGACCATTGCCAGCGCCGAGTTGAAGAACGCGCAAACATTGGAGACATTTGCGAAGGTTTCCGAAATGGATGGCGGTCAACAGCAGCAGCCGGCGCAACAACAAATGCCACGGACGGACGAAAAAACGATGCTGGAGATCGAGGCCATGCGCCTTGAAAACCAGTTAAAGCGCAACCGGGTGGAGGCCACCGACACGCAGATCGCAGCGCCTGGCACGCAAGCTGGTGAACTACGATGGTGATCTGGAAGAATTGGCAAGCCTGCAAAAAGAACTGGCGAAACTGCAAGTCACCTACAAAAACAAGGCAGAGCAGAGCAAAGAACTGCAAGAGGCATCAGCATCACTTAGCGCTTTCTTGCTGGACGAGGAAGACACGATAACCGCACTGATGGCCATGCAAGAGTTTGAGGCGCGGCAGATACTGGCAGTGCTTGGAATCAATATCCATTAACGGCATCCACCCAGCCGACTTTGGGTGAGTTTGAAGGAAGAAGATGGACGAAGAAGAAAACTTGATCATTGAAGACGAGCCAACTGAGCCAATTGAGCAGGAAGAGCCAGCCGAGGAACCCGATGAGGTTGTGGTCAGCATTGGCGAGGAAGAGCCGCAGCAGCAAGAAGAACCGGCCCATGCGCCTGAATGGGTGCGTGAACTCCGCAAGACCAACCGTGAATTGAAGCGGCAGAATCAAGAACTGCAAGGCCGGCTGCAACAAACAGCGCCAGTTCAACAGGTTGTCCAGCTTGGCAAAAAACCAACACTGGAAGATCACGACTATGACGCCGAAAAGTTTGAGCAATCGCTGGAAAGTTGGTACGACCGCAAACGGCAGACTGATGAGCAGCAAGCAAAGCAAGACGCCGAGGTGCAAAACCAGAATCGGGCCTGGCAATCTAAGCTGGACAGCTACACCAAGGCCAAGGCTGAATTGCGAGTGAAAGACTTTGAGGATGCCGAGGCGGTAGCGCAGGAACTGTTTTCCGTAACTCAGCAGGGCGTGATGCTGCAAGGTGCTGATAACCCTGCCCTGGTGGTCTATGCTCTCGGCAGGAACCCAAAAAAAGCCAAGGAATTGGCAGAAATCAAAGACCCGGTGAAGTTTGCCTTTGCCGTTGCAAAACTGGAGAAAGATATGAAAGTCACAAGTCGCAAGACAGCACCACCACCGGAGCGCGTTGTTTCAGGCACTGCCCGAAACTCTGGCGCAGTAGATTCAACGCTTGAACGCCTACGGGAAGAAGCAGCCAGAACTGGTAATATGAGCAAAGTTGTTGCATACAAACGCCAGAAAAAGGCATAATGCGCCAAACGGGTATCGCTAGCCCACATAAATAGCAGTTGAATGGCCCCCGCCAGCCCATTGGTGAGTAAGGAAATTGGCAGTAATGCCGTGTTTTTTATTCAACCAATGGAGTTTTTATGAGCAATTCATTCAGCAAAGAAGAGCGCGTAGCCTTTGAGGATATCCTCGAAGGTTTTAACGATGCTCTGGTTTTGTCCCGCAACGTCAGTGTTTACAACACTGACGGCTCGATGATGGAACGAACCAACAACGTCATCTATCGTCCCCAGCCCTACATTGCGCAATCGTTCGATGGCATGGACCAGACCAACAACTTCACGGCTTACACACAGTTGTCCGTCCCTGCAACGCTCGGCTTCCAGAAGTCTGTGCCGTTCATCTTGGACGCGCTTGAACTGCGTGATGCCTTGCAAGAAGGTCGCCTTGGTGACGCTGCAAAGCAGAAGCTGGCATCCGACATCAATATCGCCATCATGAACAGCGCCGCAAACCTCGGTTCGCTGGTAGTCACTGTCAGCACTGCTGCCGGCGACTACGACGATATCGCTCTGTGCGACAGCATCATGAACGAGCAGGGTGTCCAAGCCTTTGACCGTTACTTGGCACTGTGCAGCCGCGATTACAACGGCATTGCCGGCAACATTGCTGGCGGCGCTACTGGTGGTGGTGCATCGCGTAGTTTCAGCGGCAACAAGTCGAACAACGCTTTCGAGCGTTCGTATGTCGGCATGGTTGCAGGCTTTGAGACCTACAAGCTGGACTACTCCAACCGCATTCTGGCGGCTACTGGTGCAGACCCAACGATGAGTACCCTGGCTGCTGCAAACAACTACTACGTGCCTGTGGCGACACAAACAGCAGTAACTGGCGAAACGCAGAACGTGGACAATCGTTTTCAAACGATTACCGTGTCCAGCACCACCGACCTGCCTGCCGGCACTGCCATCGAGATCCAAGGCGTTGAAGCTGTGCATCACATCACCAAGCAAGGTACTGGATTCTCCAAAACCTTCCGTGTTGTGAGCGTGTCGTCTGCGACTACTTGCGTGATCACACCTCCAATCATTTCCGCGCAAGGCGGGACTGATGCCGAGTTGCAGTATCAAAACTGCATCGTGACAGCAGCCGCTGGCCGCACAGTGAACCGCCTTAACGTAGATGACGCACCGATCAACTGCTTCTGGCAAAAAGATGCGCTGGAAATCCTGCCAGGCCGTTACGCTGTGCCTTCAGACGCTGGTGTCGCAGTGATGCGTGCAAGCACCGACCAGGGCATCGAGGTGGTCATGCAGAAGCAATACGACGTGAACACGATGAAGACCAAGTATCGTTTGGATACCCTTTTTGGCGTGGTCAATAAGCAGCCTGAGATGTCCGGCATCCTGTTGTTCAACCAAACTCCTTAAGGAAAAATCATGAGTTACAACGTAGTTTTTGCACAAGGTACTGTTACCGTAACCGTGCCAGCCGGCGAGAAAATTGCCGTTCAAGCCTACTCATCGGCATCCGTGTTCCAGGAAGTTGGTTATCCCAATTTCCCAGAGTCACAGGATCTGCTGCAAGTAGTCGACAACACCACCTATGTGTCCGGTGCATTCACCAATGCCACCAGCGTGACCATCCAGGCCGGTGCATCAGGCGCACTTTACGCCGTGGGTGTTTCGCCCGTCATTTCTGACGATGGCAATTGGCAACTCCAGGGCGCACCCGGTAACGTAGCCGATGGCGGCTCGATGATTGCCACAGCAGCAGATGTGCTGACCGGCATCGTTACCGCAACGCCGACGACAACCCGCTCTATCCAGATGCCACTAGGGACAGACCTTGATCTGGCGACTGAGTGGGCAATTGGTCAGGCGTTCGACTTCAGCGTCATCACCCTGGCTGCATTTGCTTTGACCATCACGGTCAACACAGGTGTAACCATTGTTGGCTCTGCTGCAACTGCTGCAACGTCTGGTGCATCCGCACGTTTCCGTCTTCGCAAAACTGCTGCTGATACCTTCATTGTGTATCGGATTGGCTGATAAACCAGACGGGTCAGCAGAGATGTTGGCCCGTTCTACCGGGGTACAGAATGCCGTTGAAAAAAGGTTACTCATCCAAGACCATCGGCAAGAATATTTCGATGGAAATGAAAGCAGGCAAGCCCCAAAAGCAAGCTGTAGCCATTGCACTCAGCACGGCAACCAAAGCAGCCAAGGCCGCAGGCAAGCCAGCACCTAAGAAAGCCATGAAATGAAACAAGGCCTTTATGCCAACATCGCAGCCAAACGTGATCGCATCGCGGCAGGCAGCAAAGAAAAGATGCGTAAGCCGGGAGCGCCTGGCGCACCGAGCAAAGCCGACTTCGTAGCATCTGCCAAGACAGCCAAGCCGATGAAAAAGAAATGATCAAGTCAGCTGCCATCGTCAAGACCAAGACTCTCAGCCCCCGGCAAGAGTTGCGGTTACAAAAGCGCAAGCTGAAGAAGTTACAGACCAAAGAGCGCAAGGCAAGCAAGCAAGTTCACCCGTCGCCAATGAGCAGCCGTGTCCGTCACGAGGCCATTGAAGAAGCGCCAAAGGATGACAGCCCCCCGACCCGTGATGAAATGTTGCAGCAAGCCGAGACGATTGGGCTGAAGGTTGACAAGCGCTGGTCAGATGCAACCCTTTTGAAAAACATTGAGGAATTGCAATGGGCTACACCAAACGACAATTCATAGATGCCGCTTTTACAGAGATTGGCCTAGCGTCTTACGTCTTTGATCTACAGCCAGAGCAGCTGCAAAACGCTTTGCGCCGACTCGATGCAATGATGGCCGATTGGAATGCCAAGGGCATCCGATTAGGCTATCCGCTTCCATCCAGCCCCCAGGATAGCGATTTAGACGAAGAAACAAACGTGCCTGATTCAGCTTATGAAGCAATCATTTGCTCTCTGGGTATCAGACTGGCGCCGAGTTTTGGCAAGACGGTGATGATTGAGACCAAGACCACCGCCAGGCAGGGTTATGACGTATTGCTCCAAAGGGCAACATTCCCGCTTGAACAACAGCTGCCTGGAACCATGCCGGCTGGCGCCGGCAACACGCCGTGGAGGGTGT